GTATCTACAGCATCTACGATTTATAGGTTAGTTCAGGGTTCGATTATAGTTAAAGCAGGTATCTCTTCTGCACCTTCCTAAATAATTTCACAGGAATAATAAATACATGGCACAACCAGCAAGCAGAGCTCAGTTAATAGATTATGCTAAAAGGCAGTTAGGTGCTCCTGTGCTTGAAATTAATGTTGCGGATGAGCAAGTAGAGGATATATTAGATGATTCTATTCAGTATTTCCAAGAAAGGCATTTTGATGGAGTTGCTCAGACGTTTTTAAAATATCAGTTTACACAGGCCGATGTTGATAGGGGAAAAGGACCACTTACAAGCGGAGTTACGGGAATAACAACAACTAGTGCATCTTCAACAATTGATGGTGTATCAGTTCAGTTTGATTGGAAAGAGAATAGTAATTATTTACAAATACCACCTGCTGTTATCGGGGTCTATAAAGTATTCCGTTTTGATGGAAGTAACACTGTTAGTAACAATATGTTCAGTGTTAAGTATCAGTTATTTTTAAATGATGTTGCATTTAATCTTGGATATAATGGTCTTTTAAGTTATGCAATGACAAAGACATATTTGTCTGATATTGATTTCTTATTAACCACTGAAAAGCATATACGCTTTAATCAAAGAATGGATAGATTATATTTGGATATTGATTGGGAAAGTGTTACTGTAGGAGATTGGTTAATTTTGGATTGCTTTAGAGCTCTTGATCCAAATGATTATACAAGAGTATGGAATGATTCATTTTTAAAGAAGTATTTTACTGCTAATTTAAAAAGACAGTGGGGTCAAAATTTAATTAAGTTCCAAGGAGTAAAACTTCCTGGTGGAGTTGAACTCGATGGTCGAGCCATCTATGAAGATGGTGAAAAAGATCTTGCTATTATTCGTGAGATGATGTCCAATACTTATGAATTACCACCTCTGGATATGATAGGATAATGGCATTAAATCCCTATTTTTTACAAGGTTCAACAAGTGAACAGAATCTTGTACAAGATTTAATTAATGAACAATTAACGATATATGGTGTGGAAGTTCATTATCTTCCTCGTCAGTATGCGACCACTAATACTATTATAAGAGAAGTAATTGAATCTAAGTTCAATAATTCTTATCCTATTGAGGCATATGTAGAAAATTTTGATGGGTATGGGGATAATACTGTATTGCTTTCTAAGTTTGGTATTCAGTCTAATAAGGAATTAACTGTAACTATTTCAAGGGAAAGATATCAAAATTACATTTCTCCGTTGATAAAGAATTTACCTGATATTGATTTACCAAATGTTGAAATATATGATAGACCTAGAGAAGGAGATTTAGTATATTTTCCATTTGGTGATAGGTTATTTGAGATTAAATTTGTAGAGCACGAAAAACCATTTTACCAGTTAAAGAAAAATTACGTATATACCTTAACTTGTGAACTCTTCAGACCAGAAGATGAAATTATTGATACTGGTATTGAGGATATTGATGATACAGTGGATGTAGACTTTAATCTCCGAACTCTTACATTAGTTGCTGCAGGAAGCACTGCAACGGCAATCGCAGGAGTTGTAACCACGGGTGCTGTAAATCAAATTATTATAACTGATAGAGGTGAAAGATATACAGCTGTACCTAATGTAGCAATTTCATCTTCTCCTACAATAGGTGGTCGAGCTGTGGGAATTGCCACTCTTCTTGATGGAATTATCAATTGTGATGGATCTGAAATAGGTTCTAAAGTACAAGGAATCTATGTACAAAATCCAGGAATTGGATATACGGACAATCCTGGAATTGTTGTATTAAGTAGCAACACTAATGGTGTTGGAGCTGCTGCAACGACTAGAATTAGTGATAATGTTGTTGGTGTTGTTACGATTACTGATGGTGGTTCTGGATATACTACTGCACCTTCTGTAACCATTAGTGGACCTGGTATTGGAACTACTGCATCTGCTATTGCGGTTGTAAGTTCTGCTGGAACTATTTCCAATGTTTACATGTCATATGCTGGTGCTGGTTATACTGTCGCACCTACAATTACCATTGGAACTCCTTACATGGCAGGAACAGGAGACTTTATAGATAATGAGACTGTAACTGGTTCTCAGAGTGGTAAGACGGCACTTGTGAAGACTTGGAATGCTGTAACGGGTGTATTGGTCATATCTAATACTACAGGAGACTTTATAGCAGGAGAAGATATTACTGGAGAAGAAAGTGGAGCGGCTTATCAATTGAAGGGAGAAGAACTAGATAATACTGTGAGTCAATATCCTGATAATTTGGAAATAGAAACTCAAGCAGACTCTATTCTAGACTTCAGTGAAAAGAATCCATTTGGAACTCCCTAAATATAATACAATAGGTTTATAGAAATGTTTGAGTATTTTTACCACGAAATATTAAGAAGAACGATTATTTCGTTTGGAACACTTTTTAATGGAATAGAAATTCAGCATGACGATTCTGATGATAATGTTGTAAGCACTATCAGAGTTCCTCTTGCCTATGGACCTACACAGAAGTTTTTAGCACGTCTTCAACAATCACCTGATCTTAATAAACCTACTTCAGTGACATTACCTAGAATGTCATTTGAATTTACGGGATTGCAATATGATGGATCAAGAAAAGTAACAACAACCCAAACATTTAAATCTCAGACAGTAGGAATTGCAACGGCTATAAGAAAAACATATATGCCTGTTCCTTATAATATGTCTTTTGAACTTTCAGTATTTACGAAGTTGAATGATGATATGCTTCAGATTGTTGAACAGATATTACCTTATTTTCAACCCGCATATACTTTAAGTGTTGATCTTGTAAGCACTATCGGAGAGAAGAGAGATATTCCTGTTATCATTGAAAATATTACAATGGAAGATGACTATGAGGGAGATTTTACAACTCGTAGATCATTAATTTATACATTTAGATTTACTGCTAAAACATATCTATTTGGTCCTGTTGGAGATACATCTGCAGCATCCAAGGATCTTATCAAATCTGCAAAAATTGGATACATTGCTGGTGGTACTACCAAGACTCCAAGCAGAGATGTTACTTACTCTGTTGTTCCTCGTGCTACTAAGGCTTATGATAATGATGTAACTACCAATCTATCTGAAGATATGGGTGTTGAAGGTACTCTCATGGAGGTTAATGATTCGTCTGGTATCGCATTGAATTCATATGTAATTGTGGACAGTGAATCCATATATGTTGATAAGAAGAGTGGCAATAAGTTAGTTGTTAAGAGGGGTCAAGATGGAACTACCCCTACTGCACACGTTTCTGGTGCTGGAGTAAATCTTATTACTGCCACAACCAATTCTCTAATCGAAGTTGGAGATGATTTCGGATTTGATGGATCCTTCTTATAATAACAATGAAAAAACTAGATAATGCTTTTAATATAACACCTACTGAAGTAGAAGTAGATCAAGGTGAAGTTAAAGAAGCTGTTGGAATACAAAAACCTCCTATTACTAAAGATGATATAACTAGAGATTATGAATATACAAGAGGCAATTTATATTCTATCATTGAAAAAGGACAAGAAGCAATTGACGGAATTCTTGAACTTGCTCAAGAGAGCGACATGCCGAGAGCATATGAGGTAGCAGGTCAGTTGATTAAGAGTGTTTCTGATGCCACTGATAAATTGATGGACCTTCAGAAAAAACTTAAAGATGTTAATGAGGAGCAAATTTCTAAAGGACCATCTACTGTCAATAATGCATTGTTTGTTGGATCCACAGCAGAACTTGCTAAACTCATAAAAACTGGACTTCCCAAGGACAATAAATAAATTGAGGGGAGAGAAATCCCAAAGTACCTAAGCTACTCATAACATGTCGGAAGACAACATTGAAAATTTGCCGTCTATAGAAGACTATAAAGATAATTCGGAAGAATTGCCCTCAGTAGATGAATTTATATCAGAGGAAAAAGAATTACCCTCTGTAGAAGATTTTAAGGAAGAGAAAGAGGATATAGAAGAAGAGGTAAAAACAGATAATTGGAAAGATGATTATATACCAACTGAAATTGAAACCGTTGATGTGATTAAAGCACCTCAATGGGGTGAATTAGTTCGTATGGTAAATGATGTCAGGGAAAGTATTCCTGATATTCCAGAAATAAAGTATTATGATAAAGAACTACAAGAACTTTCTGAGCACTTAGAAGAATTAAAAGGAAGTATTCCAGAAGTTCCAGAAGTAAAGTATTACGACACTGAAGTAGAAGCAATATGTGAGCAAATTGATTCAGTAAGAGAGGAAGTTAAAAATCTTCCCGAAGTAAAATATTATGATGAACAATTAAATACAATTGAAGAGAAGATAAAAAATCTTCCAGAACCAAAATATTATGATGGTGAAATAGAAGCAATATGTGAAGCTATTGATAAAGTCAAAGAGGAAATTCCTACTTTCCCAAAATGGGTAAATGAGGTTAATGAAGTCCCTGATTTTTCATGGATTGGAAAAACCTTTAGTGTCATTGATGATGATTTTGTTAAGGTAGGAGATCATATAAAGGATCTTAAAACTAAATTTGATTCTGATCTGGATGAATTAACTGAAAATTTAGATCTTAAAGATTTTGAGAAAAGAGTAGAGATCGAAGAATTAAATAAAGCTAAGGATAAGATATATGAGGAACTAAAAGAAGCAGCAATTAAAATTTGGTCACATCATGATGAGTTCAAAGATGATGATAGAAAATTAAAAAAGAGTGTCTTAAGTAAATTAAATGAGACAAGACAAAATATTGAAAAACAAATAAGTGAATTAGATAATAAAAGTTATGAATCTGATAAAAAACTTAAAGGATATTTTGAAGGATTAAAAGAAGAAATTGCAAATCTTCCTGAACCAAAATATTATGATGATAATATTTCAGATTTAAAAAATAGTTTATATAAACTTGATAAAAGATATACTGATACATCAACTAATATTGCTGAACTTTATAAAATTGTTGAAGACTTAAAAAAACAGCAAACATTAACTGAAGGTCTTTTAAATGAACCACCTACTTATGCACAGTCTGTTGGTGGTAAACCTGATCCTCTTACACCATTAGATAAGAAATTTGCAACTATTGAGGATTTATCTAAAAATTATACATTATTTGTTAACCGAGTTCAGCAACAGTTAGCCACATTTGGTGGAGGTGGTGCTGTAAGGTTTGACACTTTAGATGATGTTGGTATATCTACTTATCCCATAGGAAGTGCCTCAGGTATCGCTACAGGAAATCTTTTAATTT